AGACTACAGACAGGTTAATTGTACAGGTGCTTAAGAACACACTACACACTCAGCTATCCTCTACAGTCTTTGAGGAAGAGGATGCTGATGATGTAATAGATGCCTGTCGTATTTTAGTGGAGTACTATGGTATGCCGGGGAAGGACTATGAAGCTTAGTCTTCGTATATGTCATTCTTGTGAGTTATCTATTTGAGTAGTAAATAATCCTATCTGAGCAGCATTAGAGGCCGCTTTCCCACGGTGTTTATTTAGAACCGTAGGTGTAGCGGTCTTTAGGAGGTTTCTATGTATTGCTTTAGCGGTAGTACCCGCAGTCTTCAGGTTTCCCCCTGTTAAATTATTTAAAATATCCATGCTTTTGTTCCACTCTTTAGAGGTAATAGGAGAGGACGTTCCCCAGTTCTCTTTCTCTGCTTTACTAGATCCTCGTTTACCATGTCTAATCTTTTGAGCAGGGACTACTACAACAATGTTATCTGATCCTTCTGGACCTTTATAATTAGCAAGGTCAGAAGCGTCTGAAGTGGTTAAGTGTGTCTCATTCTTGTCTAGGTCAGTAGTAAATTTATAGTTTACACCTCCCTTCTCTTTATCTCTAGAAAGGTGACTACCAGTACCTGTAATATACTTTCCAACAGGTTCTTTAATGTCATTCTTAACTTTGTTAGATACAACATTACCAGCGTAATCTTTTACTTGCATTAAAGGATAACCAATAGCTTTCCAACCATCAATATAGCGGCGTTCCTGCGCCCCTAACGGTATTCCTTGGCTTTCTTTATGTCGAGCAGTTAATAGTAGGTCCATTAGCTTGCCTTCAGGAAGTACGTTAGCTCCTTTTTTACTATCAATAGATGCTTTTATTGTCCGAAAAGCAGAATGTTTTCGATTTACCTGAGTTCCTACTTGTTCTCCAAATATAACGTCTTTAAAATGCTTATTTAGTTTCTCTCTGTTCTTTTTATTAACTGCTCCTGCAATCTGAGTAGTCTCAATATGATCTATGGCAGATAGTTGTTTCTTACCTGTCATTTTAGCATACGTTTTTAATAATGAACCATCTTCCCATCTACGTGTTATTGGTGCAGATGTTGAGGCAGCTCCTGAAGCTTCCATACCTACACCACCCTTCCCCGGCCTCATGGTCATAACTTTAGTTGTCTCTGAAGAAGGGATACCCCATACGGTACTAACGTGATCTAAATGATGTGACGCAACGTCATCTGGCATCCCCTTCATACTTACCTTTTTTATAGCTTCCCCGTCGATGTTCATATCTAACGGCTTACCCATACGTTGATCTATCTCTAAAGGAGAGCCGTGCGGTCTTAATTTAGGCTGTATTTTATCAATACCTTGAGACATCTGTTGTTGCATCATTTCTGCTCCAGCTACCCCTGATCTGTCCTGATCTTTACGTAGCTTTTCAGCTTCATCCCAGAAGTTATTAGAGTATCCTGTTTCTTCCCTACGTGCTAAACGGGAAGGGCTTATAGCCTCTCTTAACGTACCGGGAATTGCATTAAGTGCTTCCCCTGCAACGGCTAAGGGAGCGGCTGGGGAATAGAAGTTAAACCCTGACCCTATAAATTTATTACGTCCTTGACTTATTTCAGATAGTGATCTAAACTTATCTGATTTACTCTTAGGTGTTCCCATCATAGTGACTAAATCTTTAGCGTCCCCAAACATACCACCACGGACATGAGTATTCATGTTACGTGCAACGTCTGAGGCAAAATTAGGTAAACCACCAAAGACAGCTTCCCTTCCTATTGTCTTAAGACTAGAACCTTTAGGAGTCTTAGCTGCTCCTTTAATAGCCCCTAATCCTGCTTTAGTAAGTATCCGTACAATAGGAATTACGCCCATAATATTAATAGCAGCCCCTAAGTCTTTAGCGGCCTCAGGGTTTTCTTTAGCTAACTTCTGTCCGTACTGTCCCAGTTTAGAATCTAGTACGTATTCAGCCCCTTCGCCTATAAGTTTTTCAGCCCATTCAGGAGTAAGAGCTTCAAAAGGTGCAGCCATAAGATCACCTAGTCCTCCCGCTAATGCTCCAGCGCCTCGTAGATATGCTCTAGGATCATCACCCCCTAAAGAAACTGCCTGAGACATTTGCTTCTCTCTGTGGTCATATTGCTTCCCTAGTTCTGTAAACATTCCCATTTATTTTACCAATCTATCATACGTAGTTGATGCATCATTATACCAATCAGTAACATATTCTTCTACAGCATCAAACTCCTCTTCTCGCATAGTCATTTGTCTAAGTGTCATTAAAGCTCGACGGGCGAATGCTTCTTTACTCATCTTAGTGGGGTCTAGTTTATGTAGTTTAATAAGTTTGTTGATATTATTAGGGTTATTCATAGCCTTAGCCATTATCCAAGGTGCGCCTAGGATTACAGTTGAAGCAACTGTGGCTAGTGGAGCGCCTATAAAAGCCCCTGACGCTACTGCCGCTGGCATTGCCGCCATCTGTGTAACAGCTGTAAACTGTTTACTATTCAAGAATAACTGAGCAAAACCAGACGTAGAGGATATAGAGGCATCCGCCATTAAGTTTACTGTTTTACGGAAGGCATTAAAATCTTCCCCCATGACTGCTTGAACTCTTGCTTTAGTATCTGCGTTATTCATTTCTTGAGCAAATTTACTATAACTTTTAGCATTAATTCCAACACCTTCCTTCTTTAAGGTACTATCTACAAATGAAGCTCTGATTGACTTCTTAGCATCCTTAAGGCTTTTAAAGCCACCTTCCGGTATATCTTTTGGATCAATAATTCGGTACGCTTCCTCAAGACTATTCATAGCTTTCTTTATACGACTTGTGCTTTTACTTTGTGTAAACATACGTCCTATGACATCAAACGAATCTTTATTACCACTTCTAATTACAGCGTTATTAATCTCAGGAAAGAGAATATTCATCGAATCGCCATAAGACTTCTTTAGTTTCATGTATTCCTTAGCTACACCTCTGTCTCGTTTCTTTAATTCTCTATGGACAATTTTCTTCATGTATGTCTGTAAATCCGCTAATTGTCTGTCAGATGCAGACGTAAGTCCATTAGGGTTAGAGTGTCTTGCCTCTGAAACCAATTTAGTAACAATACCGTCAAACTCTAATAGGAATTTAGGGGACGTTTTAGTTAAGTTCTGACCGTTAGAGGTCTTACCTAACTCATCAAATAACTGAGAATATACTTTCTGTGTATCAGGTGTTAGCTGGCTTACTTTAGTGCTACTTGAATACCCTCTTGGACTTCCCGGTTTTCCACTTTTACCATAACGCATGAAGTTTTCTAACCCTGTACGTATAGGGGCTATTTCTATACTTGATTTACCTAATTGTTTACCTTGCTCAATTAGACCATCAGTGTATTGCATAATCTTAACACCACGGGCCTGTTGAGTTGCATCGTACCAATTTTGTCCTAATTCATCAGGAGCTAGTTGTTTATTCTGAAACAAAGTATCCATACGCTTCTGTACAATATCGTTGATCTTGTCAAAGTTCTTCTGGAATATATCTCTACCTAAGAGACTTGTTTCAGCAACGGCTTGAGCGTTTCCAGTGCTTTCACTAAATTCTTTACCTAATTGGAACTTTAAAATTGTAGCGTCATTTGCAGCCGCTATCTCTTGGCTTTGTATTTTAGAGGAAGCTGAACCAAACGCCCCCGCTTCCCCTTTAGCAAACTCAGCTTTAGTGGCTTTAGCGGCTTCTTTAGGTGATCTTTTTAGTGCTTTTTGTGCTAATATCCAAGCAGCCATTGCTGGTTTAGGGACCATCTTTAAACCTAAATCAATACCTACAGACCACACCCCTTCTTTAAATGCTCTATCCCATTGATCATCTGTTCCCTCATACCATTCTTCAATAGCACCTCCAGCCATTGAGGCTAATGCACCAGTAACTATAGGAGCAGGAGTCAGTGATCCCGCTGTACCTAGAATCATTGCTGCGTTACCAAGTGTAGCGTCCCCTGCCATCTTAGGGGTTACTTTCATAGCTTGCTCAGGCTGCATAGAGGGGAACCCCATACCTCCCGGCATGATCATAGGACGCTCACGTTGTCTAGGTTGTGGTGCTGTGTTTACCTCAGGTGTTCCCCAAGCTTCCGCATCGGACATAGCCTTGTTCTTAACAGGGACCGCCCAAGCCTCTTCATCCGTCATTCCCATTATTTAACCCATCCTTCTGCTGACCACGTTAAAGGACCATTAGGTGATTGGTATGTCTGTCCTATAACCCTATCACCTAACTCTGGTAAAGGGACTACAGGAGCCTCTTCAGGAGCCTCCCAAGCATCAAGCAAGCTCTGTGCATCATCAGCCATAGCAGACGCTTCAGCGGCTTTAGCTTTATTGACCTCAGTGAAGTTCATACCTAAGTAACCTGATGTACGTTTAAGCGAAGCTCCATATATCTTAACCAGACGCTTTAGAATTGCTTCGTTGACTTTTTTACCTTGACGCATTCCTGCTGATACCTGTTCAAGAAACGCACGTTCACCTTCAGTAGGGTTAGAGCCAAACTCTCCAATCTTGTTAATAAGGACTTCACCAGTTACGTTAGTGAATTCACCCCGATTAGCATCAGTTATCCCAAAGAAATCAGTAACGGCATCACTTATCTTAGTTATCCCTCCTGTCTTAATCTTAGGTAGTAACTCTAAAGCACGTTTAGCTAATCCAAGGCCTGTTCTTTGTTTATCAACAGCTTTACGTAAATCACCCTTCTCCTCTGCCCATACTTCAGCTGACTTTATATTATAAGCATGATCTACTTCTTCTTCAGGTGTTTTACCTTTGACTGTTATTACAGCACCCTTTGGATTAAACGCTGGACCACCTTCGCCCCCAATTTTCTGTGGGACTAAACTACCATCCTCGGCCTTAGCTAATGTCCAAGTACCTCCATCAGTAGTTCTGACAGTATCTCCTTCAAACTTCAGCTTACTTCCTGAGAGCTTCCCTTTATTACGTGCTTCAAGCGAATCTATATCCAACTTCCGCATACTCTGGGCTTGCTGTAGGAACGATGCAGCCTCTTGAGGATACCCACGCTTCATAAGTTCACTAAATCCAATCTCCATCTCTTGTTGAGTAATTTTTTTACCACCGGGACTCTTAGGATCAGAAAAACCACCAAGGATACCCATGATCTCCCCTTTGTCTTTATCTCTAGTACGAGCTTTAGCTAACCTAGGGTCCTCATTAAGTATGCCAGTTTTCTGCCCTAACGCGCTTGCTATCCCTCTAAATCCTTCTGCTTGTTGTGCATTAGCTTTAGCAATAAGTGAAGAGTAATAGTTACCTCCTGAACGTAAGTTATCTGCCATTGCTTGACGAATACGAGCTTCACGCTCTTGACCCATCTGTTGCCCTACGTCCTGCATAGAAGCGCCTTGAAATAAGTTTTGGTAGTTATTTGTAGCCATTATATATAATCCTTTGTGTAAAACTTAATCATCGCCATAGCCGCTATCATCTTGACCATCTGCTTGACCACTTTCATCTTGACCGCCTCCGTACCCACCAAAGCCTCCACCGCTGTAATTATCAAAGTTACCTGTATAAACACTAGGTGCGCTTATGTTACCTGCGTTTGCTATAGCAGCTGCCATACTTTCAGATATATCAGTATTAGAAGGTGCGGTAAAAGAGGCAGGGATATTAGATTGATAATTAGGGAATTCTATCTGTCCATTCTGTATGACACCTCCAGCTGCTTGAACAGCCTGTAGAGCCTCAAGACTATCAATATTCTGACTACCACGGGAACCTAAGAAATCAGTTAGATTCTCAAACATACCACCGTACCCATACTGAGACACATCAGCCATCTTAGCAAAGTTCTCAGGTGCATTAAATGCAGCCTCTTTATAATTAGCTATACCCCGTAAGTCTTGATTAGTGAACATTGCATTAATATAATCATTGACTCCAAGCCTACCTAGTCCACGTTGTTCCATACGATCACTTAACGCATTACCCTCCATCAATCCAGCCCCTGCCTCACCAAATAAGCCTATGGGAGAAAACATAGATGCTTTTTGAGAGGCGTTTCCAAAGTCTCTAGCTCCTGTACCTACGTCAGCATAAGGGCCTAGTTCTGTACTGGGATTAGTTAAACCCATAGCGTCCATCAAGCTCTGCATAGGATCATCAAGAACTTTAGTATCAAACATGCCTGTAATGTCTTTACCTATATCATCGAAGATACCCTTAGCTTGTTCATATATACCACCTTTAGCACTATTTAGTAACTCTCCTGATTGTCTGCCATAGTCTAGAATACTTCCAGAATTTGGATTTAAGTTACCAGTAGGAGAATACCCAGAACCTTCAACAGCTGGAGTATGCAGACCCATAGCCTCTTGTTGTGCGCGTGTGTATGCACTCAGTGATGCGTTATTAGGTGAGTATTGAGTGTCGCTTCCCGTAAGTGCGTTAGGGTTATTCATGGCTCCGTTGCTAATAAGCCAGTCCCCTAACCACTGAGGAATACCACTCCCAAATGCACCTGCTATCTGATCATCACTAAACGCCATAATTAGCTAATCCCTTTATTCAAAAATAGACCGCCAAGTTGTCCTAAAGTGTTACCTAAAGGACTCATGGCATTTGTCTGCCCAATCATCCCGGCAGCTTGATTACGTGACGCTAGGCCAGCGGATGCTTGTTGTCCTAAATCCCCACCTAATCCTCTACCTAATTTACCTAGTTGATATGGAATATTAAGTAGTCCCGTAGCCTGTCCAATGTCACCTGTTTCACGCCCTAGAAGAGTTGAAATCATTGACTGAGCTTGATTAAGCGACTGTGTTTGGCGTTGCTGTTGACCGCCTAAGATAGCTTCTTCAAGCCCCTGCATAGCCCTAGCGCCCCCTGTTGCTCCTAGTCTACCTTGAGACATTAATCGTGTTTCAGCATCAGTACGCATTTGATCTTCTCTGGGTTGCCAGTATTCCTGTTGTTGATTATAGAAGGTATTAGCAGCCTCCATAGGATCAGCGCCATAAGCTCCAGCTTGCTGACCCCATATCCCTGAGCGACTTAAAGCTCCTGAGTATATATCGGCTAACTCAGGAGATAATCCCATCATAGCGGTATTACTATCAGGATCAAAGGTAGCAGTACCGCCAATAGACCCTACGTTCCAAGGTTGTGCAGCATCTAGAGCCGCATTAGAATTCTGTGTAATCGCCGCTGCATTTGCCTGTGCAGCATCTCTAGCGGCACTAGCAGTTTCTCTTGATCCTAGAAAGCTAAGACCACCTCCAATTATAGCATCAAACAAGCCCATTTTATATCCTTACCTTATCTTACCTTGTTTAGTCAATAGTGTCATAGACACAAGACTTGAATAATCGCCTACTACTTCAGTAACCATCTTCATCTTAATAACTTTACCTGTACGTCCTAATGGTACTTTGTACTCTACAGGTCCAACTTTAGATGTAAACTTAGATACACCGTAGAATGAATCAGCTGCTCCATAAGTTGCGTAGTCCTGAGCGGGTGCTAAGTTAAAGTTCTTAATCAATGGTGTAACTGAATCGTGATCTACATAGAGACTTAAGGACGTAGCTGATCCCCTACCGCCAGTGTAGGAGAAGTAAGCAGTCTTAAGTATTTTAGTTACAGCTGGTTCACCTAAGTCTAACCAAGCTGTAGACCATGTGTAGTTATAGAGTCTGTTTGTACTGGACCAGCATTTTGAGCCATCCCATACTCCATTTACAGCTTCACATGCAGTCTGATTAGCGTTAGTTGCTGTAGTGTCTGTAATGTCTACTTCAGAGAATCCATCAAGTTTAGCTACATAAGTAGTTGAACCAAAAATCAAATCACCACCTATTGTACTTACACCACACAAAGGAGCAGTAGCAAAGTTCCATGTAGTGATCTTAGGTAGTTGTCCAGAGGAGAAGTCAAACACATAGGCCAACTTACTGTCTGGAACCAAGGTAATCACAAGACCTTCTTTCTTATGATACACTGTCTTGATGGTAGTTAAGTCCGCTGTAGATAGATAGAACGCTAAAGTATTACGTACAGCAATACTCATGTCAGTCAGAGGAGCTTTACCGTCTGTCTGTGTGATACGTGAGAGGGACTGTAGACCTTCATAGCTGAGGAATAGCAAGTCTGCACCCATGTAGACTATATTGTCTCTTCCAGCTAATCCTATACCTTTGATTAATTCCTCTAGTACCATAGCTGAAGGGTCTGAAGCACCTGTATAGATAGCTATATTATTCTTACCAAAGATAATAATCTTATCCATTAAGGAAGCTAATCCAACAATCTCATCCTGTCCCCACACAGTATGTAAATCAATTACCCCTGCCGCACCACCATTTAACTTCTCACCAATCAGGTTATCTGAGTAATAAAGAGTGCCTAAGTCTTCAGTGACACCCCCGTACCACATACGTCCGAAGTCACCTAAAGCACAGTTAGGATCAAAAGTAGTTACACCAGTAGGGGCATGATATGTACCTAAGTCAATTACATCAGTCCATGTAGTACCCGTTAGATTGATTGGTGAATGTCCTGTCTGTATACCCCAGAACTCTGAATTGAAGTTTATCCACTGCCAATTAGAGTTACTAATGGTCTGTGGTGATGATGCAAAGCTTTGAGCCGTTAAGGTCTCAGGTACAGTTGAGGTATCACGTAAGTATATAGCGGAGCCTGAGCCTACGTAGTAAGCTGTTGTACGGTCTGCTTTAATGAATTCACCAATAGACTTAATAGGTGCAGCCACTGTCTTAGATATAGCCTTAATACCTCGACGTGGTCCTAATCGTCCCTGAAAGTCAAAGACTACATTAGATGCCTCAGTTAGCCACTCTGGTCCTAGAGTAGAACTACTGGCTTGAGTGTTAAGCCCCTTAGAGCCTAACCCGTCTAATCGTGTGGGACGTAAAGGCTTAACTGGCATACCACACCGTTTCATTCACTGTGCGTGACTCATCTTGAGTTATTGCATCAGATAAGGTACTATCGAACCTAGCGGCTACTACACCTACACCAGCGCCTCCGTCCTCCCCACGTTCAGCAAGTGCTAGAGCATATGCAGCTAGGACTACTGGTAGTTCAGGTACGGTCATTTCTGTAGCGGCTTCTGTAAGGTCTGTCTGAGGTATTACAATGTGTACTTTAATGTCAAATGTACCACTGGGCTGTGGGTAGAAGTCCATCGTTGTACCGTTGATCCTGTATGCAATAGGGTTACTGTCCGTTTGATTACCAATAAACTTGTAGTCATAGAACTGTTCATCCGACATTAACTTCAGGGTAAAGTTGTTTGTATTGTCTATAACCTGTAGAACCTTACTACGGTTTGTAGCTCCTGTAATGGTGTATGAATTAGTGGCTGCTGAAGTAGTTATAGTGACTACTGATCTTAAAGTAGTCCACTTCCATGCATCCTCAACACTAAGTTTAGCTTCATTTACATAGTCACCAATCAACTGAACATAGTCATCTACTTCAGTGTTACCCGCAAGATCACCAATCCAATCTGCTGATACAGAGGACTCCCGAAGTCTACGTAAGACTTTATTTACTATAGTTCTGTATGACATTATTTACCTCTAATTTTATTAAGCATAGATGGAACACCTTTGATTGCGAATGTAGATGCAAATGCTACACCAAGTAAATACCAGTATTCTCCCGGTACATCAGTCTTAAGGATTATAAAGGCATCCCCTATTCTGTTGACCATCTCTGTATTACCGAATACAGCGGCTAGGAACATAGCTATGAATGGTGATATGATTACTACTAGAGCAAACTCATCTTTCCAACTACCTGATTGGTTCTTAGCCTGCTCTATCTCCCAAGACTGATCACCTTCGATACTAGTGAGTTTACGAACATGTTTAGCTTTAGCGACTTCAGCTTTGTTGTTTAGGTAGGTTTTACCTATACCTAAGACTCCTGAGATTACAGGTCCAATAAATGGTATCATGTTATTTCCCTAGTTGCCAATGTGGTGCGTCCCACTGCCATAAGTCATAGCCCCAATGTATGTCCTCTACGCCTACTTTCTCAGCTGATCCTTTGATTACCTGAGCAAGAGTTTTAAATCTAGCTTGGTTATCCCAATCAACAGGGTAAGGTACTACATCCACCGCCTTAGAAGGATGTTGATTATGTTTACTAAGTGGGAATTTAAGCTGACTATTGCCACTTCTAAATGCCTCATTCTGCTCATCCTCCCCTCTGTGTCCTTTAATTACGGCAAAGTCATAATGCTTTATTGCTTCTCTAAGTACTAGCTGTATACGTTCATCACAAGACTCTAGACACTCTTCGCTTCTCTTTCCAAACTCAGCCATACTTTTGCACCTTACCTTATTATATTAGTAGCCTTTAACTTTACGATTTACTCTCTTAGCTCCCGGCTTTGCTGCTGCTTTTTTAGCTGCTGCTTTCCCTGCTTTAGTGTATGGATGTTTTTTAACTTTACCTTTTGGGCTTATTGTAATTGGCATATTATGTTCCTTTGTATATATGAGTTGATTAACCTAACCCTAGTTTATTAGCTAAACCAGTAGTCAAGGCTCCTACTATACCACCAGTGCCACCAATAGCGGCAACACCAATGAGCATACGTTGTTTAAACTTCTTTAAGTCCCCTATAGCTGACCCATGTGACTTAACATCCTTTTCTATCTCAGCTATCTTTATATCATCCTTAGTGATGTTAGTCTGGATGACAACAGTTAGATCAGCCACCATCTTTTTAATGTCCCCTACCTGATCAAATAGGGCTGCACGTTGATTCTTAGATGCCGTAGCTTCTGCTTTAAGTTCACCGATAGCTGCGCTTACTTGGTCTATACTCATATTACTTTGCCCTACCTATTAACTTATTGCGTACCGAATTAT